TCCTTCTGTGCCGAGTAGTAGACGTAGGTTCCTCCGGGAGTATCAGCCGACGTGCCGGGAAGCGTCTCGTCGCGGGACATCATGGTCGCGTTCGGGTTGGTCGTGTGCTGGATTCGCCAGTCCGTCGAGGCACCAGCCACGTTGTAGACCCGATTGATCTGCTTGGTGTAGGTACGCCCGGTCGGGTCGGTGATGAGGGTGTCGGAGGTCAGGTACGTCCCGGCGATCTCTGTCTCGTAGAACAGGTCGAGCGCCTTGTCCGTCGCCGTAGACCACGAGGTGTTGTAAACGCCGCAGTCGTAGGTGGTCGTCGGGCTGAACACCGCATGGGTTCCGCAGTCCACCAGCACCTCCGGGAAGTCGGGATCTTCTGCCACGACCACGGAGGTGATGTTCTCTCCGATTGCCTCCTCGGCGGTCTGACCGGACAGGATCGACGCGAACGGGCCGGACAGGCGCTCCGTCGGATTGTTGAACGCATCCTCTTCGATCGGCTCGTCCATCGTCAGTTCGATGCGCACGTCCTTCATCATCACCTGCCCAAGCGTGGGCTGAAGGACAGGGCCGAACGTCAGGCTGCTCGTGATCTTCTGCGCAGCAGCCTCATCGTTAGTTACGGTGAAGTCGCTGATTGCCTTGTACCCGACCGCAGCCTGACCGTCCACGCCGGACACAAGGTCGCGGTCGAACCACCCGATGTATCCGTCCTCGCTGCCAAAGGCAAGGATCGGAGCGCGGGAGTCACCGAACGGGAAGTCTCCGCAGCAGGTCGGGGCATGGAACGCAGGCCACCCAGTCTGGATCGGCCAGAAGGCGTCCGTCGCCTGACTGTAGAGCAGGTGGACGCTGCTTGCCGGGAGGTCGGTGCGCGACATCATGCAGTAGACGTTCTGCGCCTCCGCGTCGTAGCCAAGCACGCAGTTCAGGGCGTCGAACTTCTGCTGCTGGAAGAAGGTGTCGAGACGACCGCTCGTGATGCGACCGCTCTTCGTCACCTGAAAGTCGTTCGGCTGGACGCGGTATAGACCGTCCTGCGCCATCATGTAGATCGTCTGCGCGTCTGAAGCGCACCACGCACGCTCGGACACGATGCCGACGGAACGCGACAGTTCGATCAGCCTCGCGTCCGTCACCACCGGGTCGGCGGTCAGGTAGGTCATCGTGTGCCGTCCGGCGAACAGCAGGCCGCTCTCGCCAACAGGGACGAGCGCGACGATCGGCTCACCGGGAACGCCGAATCGCGTCGAGGACACGCCATTAACAGCGTCATGTATGTTGCCAGCACTCGGATGCCAGTCGTCCGGGTCGTTGATATGGCACAGGAACCAGTTGTTCGGAGCGGACTTCAGTCCGGACATGGCAAGACGACCGCCGAATCGGACAAGCAACGTCGCTCGATCTGCACCGCTGCCGATGTAGTTGTACGGGCCGTTTGCGTGCGTCCAATTCAAGACTGCCGGAGTCGCACTAGTGATGTCAACCTTCCGATAGAACTCGCCGTCCGCAAAGTAGCAGTACTGCCCGAACACAGCCGCGCCAATATGGCCCGACGACTTCATGGCGTTGATGCCAGCACCGCGTGTGCATAGTGTCGCAGTGCCACCGTTGTCGATGACGTAGACCTCTCCGCCAGCAACAACGATGCACCTCTGGGTCAGCGTGCTGTTGACGTATGCATCTGCGCGCAGGATCACCTGCACCTCGCGGGTCGCAGCCGTAGGGCTGGTGTTGAACTGGTACGCCCCGAGAAGCGGCCTGCGCTGCCCGAGCCGCAACTTCCCCTTGTAGGCGTCGTAGGGGATCACGTTCATCGCCTGCGCGGTGAAGCCCGGAGGCAGCGCGGAATACGAGGAATCCACGCTGACGCCGCGATATGGGAGTGTGACCGGGGAGTATGGCATCAGGAGAGGCGGAGAACGAGGAGTCCGACACCCAAAGTGTTGCTAGTCGTTACAACACCATAGATGCTCGTAGTTTTTGCTCCAGTAATAATCTGCGGAAGCGGCGAGATAGGAGTCAAAGTTCCAGCGCCAGTAACGGCTGTGACGGCCAGAACTACATACCGTTCGCTTGCACTGGAAACAATTCGTACCGATGCACTAGTTGTGTTGGCAACCGACACACCCTCAAAGTACGTCAGGTTTCCGACCGTCAGAGTCGTGAGATCAATGTCCACCACCTGACCAGAAAATGTGGTGTCTGTAGTTGTCTGGTCGATGTCGATGATGTCCGCCAGATAGGCCAACGCGCCAAGGCCAAGAAGCGTCTGCACGTTTGCGACAGACAGATCGGAACGAGCGCCCGTGCTAGCCGCCGTTCGGCCAAGAATCGTTGCCGTCGCTGCGTCTGCAAGCGAAGCGATCGGAACCGTGTTGGCAGACAGGCTTGCACCAGAACCGCTGAACGTCGTGGCAGTGCATGTTCCCGTGACCGTTGCCCCAGTCGTCGTTGCCTCCACACGAGTCGTCCCGTCCACGGAAAGCGCAACCGAAGACGAGGCCGTCGCGTTGTTCGGGTCTGCGGCAATCACCAACTGTCCAGCAGATCCGGCGGAAATCTCGCCGTAGGTCGTCGATCCGCCGTCCGTGTCGCGGACGATGATCGAGGGCGCCGAGGACTCGACGTGAAGTTCCGCAAGAGGCGCAGCGGTTCCGATGCCGACAGCGTTCGGAATCACCGTCGCCGTGGTCGTCCCATCGACAACGAACTGGATCTTGGAGACGTTCGACGTTCCCGTGTTGTTGCCGGGATCCGCGCTGATGGTCAGCGTTCCGTCGGCATTGTCGGCGCTGATGAGCGAATGCGTGCTGGCCGCAGCAGCCGTATCGCGGAATCGGATCACCGGATCCGTTCCCTCGACATGCACCTTCGACAACGGGCTGGAGGTGCCGATTCCAACCCGGTCGTTCGTCTGGTCGATGACCAGCGTCGTCGTGTCTTCCGGGTTGTGGTTCCTATTCCCGGTCAGATACGGGAACTGGTAAGCAAGATCGTTCCATCCGTTCGTCCCGTCACCGATCTTGACGTTCCCGGTGTCGGTTTCAAAGCCGATCTCACCGGACTCAAGAGTCGGGTTGGAACCGCTCCAGTTGGACGCAGTGCCGCGACGGATCTGCAACTTGATCGCCATTACTTGTCCTCTTCCACGAACGAAGGCGGCACGCAGTACCAGCCTTCAGGGATGCGAACCTCGTTGTCGCCCAACTGCCAGCCGTCAGCCGTCTTGACGTACACCTTGCCCCGCACCTGCGGCCCCATCCTGATCGGGCTGCTCTCGCTTACCAGCACCGTGCGCGTGCAGCCAGTCGCGAATGCGAGAGCCACCGCGACGAAGGACAGAATGATCAGCAGGAGCGTCAACGCCCGAACCTCTTCGTGGAAGAACGGAATGCGCCCACTGGAGCAGCGACATGACGATGGCTCTGACGAGGTCATACACGTCACTCGGCCTTCTTGTTGTCCTTGGCGAAGATCAGGCCGACGCCAGCGATGCACGCAGCGGCCAGCGAACCCCAGTCCGGGACGGTCAGCGGATCGTTGTCGGTCAGGGAGGTGAGAACAGCGCCGATCGCGACGAGGATCGCCGCAATGCCAGCGCCAGTGGTCTTCCACGAGGAGTTCTTGATGATGTCGCTCATCGTTCGTGCCTTTCCAGTTTCTCCTCGATCTTGTCGAGGCGCTTGCTGATGCTGTCCTGATTCGTCACGACCTGCATCAGCAGGCGGTCGTGGTTTAGATACGCGGGAAGGAGCATTCCGACGAGCGTGAGGGCAATCGCGCAGAGCGCGATCCAGTTCGCCGTGGACAGGCTCACCTTGATGTTCGTCTTTTCGATTGTCATGGCTTTAGATGAACACGCGATACGGGATCGTCGGGATCGGCTCAAACGTCGGCAACTCGTCCTCCTGCGCCTTCGTCAACTCAAACGACACGCGGATGTTCGCGTGGTAGCGGTTGTCGCCGGGGCGCAGGATCACGCCCTCCTCGTCCACCTGTGCCGGGATCGGCCCGATGCGGTCGAGCGTGACACCCGTGACGGGCAGCACCATTACCTCGCCGTCCTCGTCGGTGCGTTCCTCGGCAAGCCCTGCGGCGATGAGGGCATCGTCGAGGTCGGACTCGGTGGTTGAGCGGAGTAGGTAGTCCATGTCAGGTGGTCAGGGCTTGGAGTTGCGCGTTCGGGAGGCGGGTCGGCCAGTACTTGATCGATGACACCCATCCAAACAGGCACAAAGTATTGGAGGTTCCTGCATCCGAATACAACTTCAATGTATTCAACCCTACGGGAACGGCTCCGGTTGAATCTGTTCTCATGGTTCCGCCATTGCTGCACATCGCAAAGTCAAGGGCCGAGTATGCGGTTGCAATGCGAACATTTCCGCTGGTGACGGTTGGATACATTTCAGCGGATTGAGAGCCGCCGCTGTAGTAATCGACGTATCCCTTTCTGATGCCAATTCGATTGGAAGCACTTGCGCCAGTTCCTACGGAGATTTCGATTCCCGAGTTGTCTCCGCTCAACGCTGTGTAAGTGACTTTCGATACGAACGTACCGGATGGTTCGTTGAACCAAGATCCGATACTGCTCATCGTGCAGAAATCCGCCGCCCTGCTCCCCGTGCTTGCCCCGGTCGGGATGTACGAGGATGCGCCGGAGCCTGCTTCCAGTTGTGCGCCCCAAAGTTCAACGACCCCGGTAGCCGTTCCGGTGGCACTTGCAATCGTCGGGCCACTTGCCGCAACGGCTACATACGAGTATTGCAACCGCTGCCATGATGTCGTGATCGGGATGTTTGCCGAATACCCGACAGCAGAGTCGCCAAATCGAATGTTGAGATTTGTGGTTGAGCCAGTTGCGCGAACCCAAATGCTGAAGGTGTAGGTAGCACCAACGGTGTTGGTGTAGCCCATCTGGGTGTTGTTCGTGTAGTAGCCGTTGTTTCCTGCTGTATTCAGGTTGAGGCTTACGGCAGAAGAATCACCGGATGGACTAGTGATTCCGGTCGTGAGCGCACCAACGGTTCCAAACTGAATCCAACTAGTAAACAGTCCTTGCGAGTGCTTGAGCAGATTGCTCGCGCTCCCCTCAATCAGCAGCCCTCGCGGAGTGCCGATGCTGGTCGGGTCGTAGTCGAAGCGGGGAGTGTTGTAGTTCGCCGCACTAGTACTCGTGTTTGCGAGGAACGGCTTTGCAACGGTTCCGCGTTCACATTGTGGTCGTGAAAACTCAACTGTACCCGTGGCGGTGTTTTGAACTCCAATACCAATTCGCAATTGAAAGCCACTTGCACCAATCGCGGATAGCACGAACCGCAACTGAATACGACCAATAGCAAGCGGCTGGGAGGCTCCAGTACTTCCGTTGGGAGCAACCCACGTTACCGAACTAACGGTTGTTCCGGACGGCTCGTTGTAACTCAAGAAATTGTCCAGAGTGGCAAACAACGTTCCGGTTGTAAGTGAATCAACATACACAGATGCAACGTACTGAACACCAACTGCCAATTCCGTATTCGGAATCGTGATTGTCATGTATGGACGGGTTGACGATGCAACCTGTTTCCATTGTTCACAGCCGTCAATCACCATCTGTGTGCGATATGACTCTCCGGTGAACCCAGCAACCCATGATGTCGGGGCAGACAATCCACTTGTCGAACCACCGGCCATGACGGAATTGCGAAGAATGTTCGCGGCGGCAAACTCCACCAACCCCTGCGAGTTGATGAAGGTGGCGTTGGTCGTGCGCGTGAACGACAGGCGCGGGTCGAGGACGCCCGTGGTGAAGTCCAGCGAGAGCGTGGAGCCGTCGCCGCCCTCCACCGGGAGCGTGCGCTGCCGACAACGCTCGACCGGGTC